CAAAAGAGGGTGATCACAACATTCACCTAGAATATATTTCTAGGGTAAGGTGTTGGGTGACGGCCAGTTGTTCATATAGGATCGGCGGCATAGACGAAGTTCAACAGGTTGGTAAAGAGTCGGAAGACAGAATAGAAAAGAACTTTAAAGACTTTCTTAACCTTGGGGCAAACAAATGAGTTCTAAACTTCTTAATCTACTGGAACAAGAGATAAATAATGCCATTGAGGAATATATTACATCCCGTAGCGGCGGCTTAACTCTTCACCCTTTTGACAATCATTTAGCGAATCAAAAGAACAGGGCAGAATATCAGGACACTTTTGAAGAATTAGCGGACGCTATTATTATGGATATGATTTCGGCTTATAGTTTAGATCAGGTCCGAGATATAGCTAGAAAATATGCCGAAATGGCAACACAAGGACCAGGAGGCATCGGTGGAAGATTTACCGATGTTGAGTTGGAAGAAATTATGATCTTAGTGTTCGATAAAATCAAGGATGCTTTTAATGTGGATCTGAGGTCTGACATGCCCGAAGATCGTCTACATCCGAATTACATGTCTGAACAGTAAAGATGAAATATGTTAACGAAGAAAGAAAGAATCAAAGAAATTGTCAAGTGTGGCAAAGATCCAATTTACTTCATTAATAATTACGCAAGAATATCGCACCCAAAGCATGGGCTGATCCCTTTCAAAACTTACGATTTTCAAGAACAACTCCTTAGAGACTTTGAGGATTATCGTTTTAATATAATTCTAAAAGCAAGGCAGCTTGGTATTTCTACCATTACGGCGGGCTATGTTGCCTGGATGATGCTCTTCCATCGTGATAAGAATATACTTGTCATCGCAACAAAGTTTGCGACAGCAGGTAATCTTGTCAAGAAGGTGAAGAGTATAATGAAAAATTTACCCGACTGGGTACGAATCTCTGATATCTCCATCGACAACAGGACGAGCTTTGAGCTTTCAAATGGCAGTATGATTAAAGCATCTTCTACTAGCGGCGATGCCGGTCGCTCTGAAGCATTATCTCTTTTGGTCATTGATGAGGCTGCACACATTGAAGGAATGGACGAACTTTGGACTGGCCTATATTCCACGCTATCAACTGGTGGTGGGTGTATTGCCCTGTCAACTCCATGCGGCGTCGGGAATTGGTTCCACAAGGCATATATTGAAGCCGAATCGGCGCAGAATGACTTTTTCCCAACAAGATTAAATTGGGACGTACACCCAGAAAGAGACCAGGAGTGGTTTGACAAAGAGACTAGAAATATGTCGCCGAGGCAAATTGCGCAGGAACTGCAGTGTAATTTCAACGCTTCTGGTGAGACGGTGTTTAGGTCGGAGGATATAGACCGGATATGTTCTACGGCCAGAGACCCGGATTATAGAACCGGAGTAGACAGGAATTTTTGGATATGGGAGACGTACGATCCCAGCAGCACCTATCTTTTATCAGCAGATGTAGCTCGGGGCGATGGCGAGGATTATTCGGCATTTCACGTTTTTAAGTTAGAGACAATGGAGGTTGTTGCTGAGTATCATGGTAAGATAACTCCGGATATGTACACAGAAATTTTAATGGATGTGGGCCGTGAATATGGAATGTGTATGGTTGTGGTTGAAAACAACTCTGTTGGTTTCGCTGTTTTGGAAAAATTAAGAGACAGGGAGTATCCAAATATTTATTATTCTCTCAAATCAACTCATGAGTATATAGACCCAATGTCAGCTCGCTATACATCGGCAGCCGTAGCTGGTTTTTCCACCACTTCCAAGACAAGGCCATTGATTATTGCCAAGCTAGAAGAATTCGTTAGGAATGAACTAATTACTACATATTCAGCTAGGCTGTCTAATGAATTGAAAACTTTTGTTTGGCACAATGGTAAGCCTCAATCACAAAGAGGGTATAATGATGACTTGATTATGGCTTGTGCGATTGGCTGCTGGGTGAGAGATACTGCTTTGGTGGAAAATAGGAAAGAGATGGAATATGCAAAAACAGCTATCTCTTCTATCTTCACAACAAAATCAATTATGAATTCTTCAATTCCAGGACAACAGGGCTATAAAGAAGTGAAGAGATCGGATACAATAGATCAATACAAACAATTTTCTTGGATCATAAAAGGCTAAAATAATATGGCAAATCGATTTAACAACAAAACTAATCCTCGCAATCCTGCTTCTCAACTTTTTAGAAGATTGACAAGATTATTCTCGGGCCCAATCACTGACTACAGAAGTCAGAATACTCGTATGCTAACGAGGAGGAGGCTGGATAAATACCGGTTCAGATCTGCCAGCGGCCAACAATTTAAGAAGACAACTCACAATCCTCTAGACCATCTACACGCAGACATTTTAGCCGCACAAGGTAGATCGCAGAGGTATGCTGATTTCAATCAGATGGAATACACGCCTGAAATTGCAAGTGCTCTTGATATTTATGCTGATGAGATGTCAACGATGTCTTCAATGCAGCCATTGCTGAATATCGAATGTCAAAACGAAGAGATAAAAAGTATACTTGAGGGGCTATACAGTGGAGTACTGAACCTTGAATTTAATTTATTTGGCTGGTGCCGAACAATGTGTAAATTCGGTGACTTCTTTCTTTATCTTGACATTGATGAAGAAAATGGGATCACTAACGTTATTGGTCTTCCGCCACACGAAATTGAAAGATTGGAGGGAGAAGATAAAACAAATCCCAACTATGTCCAATTTCAGTGGAATTCCGGCGGCATGACTTTTGAGAACTGGCAGTTGGGCCATTTCCGCATCCTCGGCAATGATAAATTTGCTCCATATGGAACTTCCGTCCTTGACCCAGCCAGGAGAATCTGGCGACAGCTGACTCTACTTGAAGATGCTGTTATGGCATATCGCATCGTCCGTTCCCCAGAGCGAAGAGTTTTTTATATTGATGTTGGTAATATACCAAATCAAGAAATTGAACAATACATGCAAAAGGTCGTCACCCAGATGAAGCGGAATCAAGTCGTGGATTCAGATACTGGGCGAGTGGATTTACGCTATAACCCACTTAGTATTGAGGAGGACTACTATATTCCAGTCCGAGGCGGCAGTTCCAGTAAGGTTGAAAGTTTACCCGGTGGAACTTATACTGGCGATATTGATGATGTTAAATATTTGAGGGATAAGTTGTTTTCCGCTCTAAAGATTCCTGGCAGCTATCTCTCCAATGAAGCAGGAGAGGGCGAAGATAAAACCACTTTAGCACAAAAAGATATTCGCTTTGCAAGAACGATTCAAAGGCTTCAAAGATCTGTAGTCACAGAGTTGGAAAAAGTCGGGGTCATCCATCTGTATATTATGGGATATAGAGCTAGTGATCTTCTATCCTTTAAACTTAAGCTAAATAATCCGTCTAAGCTAGCTGAAATGCAAGAGCTTGAGCATTGGAAGACAAAGTTTGACATAGCCGGTGCAGCCACGGAAGGATATTTTAGTAAGCGCTGGGTGGCCGAGAATATATTTAATGTTTCCGAAGAAGAGATTATTAAGAACCAAAGAGAAATGTACTTTGATAAGAAGTTTGAAATTAGCCTTGAGGCCGTAGCTGAGCAAGAAAGTCAAGAAGCTGCCGGCGATGACGGCGGTTTTGGCGCCGGCCTAGAAGACCTCGGCGGCGACGAAGGCGACCTAGAAGACCTCGGTGGCGACGAAGGCGGTCTAGAAGACCTCGGCGGCGACGAAGGCGGCGAGGAAGATGTTATCTTGGCCGAGCCAGCTGGAAAGAGAGACGACCCTAAGCTACGCAAGGTCCGCAAGGATGTATTTGGAAAGGTGGAGCAGACTACAACTCCAGGCGCAAAGGGCAAGTGGTACAAGCCGACTAGCGATGATAAGAGAAAGCGTGGCTCTTCTGGCAGAAAGAAGAATATGAAAGCCGCCTATAAGAAGGAATTGGCAGGCAGCTCGACTAGAAATGTGTTCCCCGGCGGACAAGAAATAAAAAGTCTTGTAGCTGGGATTACAGAAAGTAGCCATCACACCCTCAAAGAGCAAGAGAATAGACTATTTAGTATTGATGAAGAGATTAAAGAATTGATTTCTGAGGTGGAGCAAGTAAATAATGAAATTGAAACACAATAAAAAGAGAAATACTGCTTTTCTATATGAGGTTCTCGTTAGAAATTTGACCAAGGCGGTTATTGAGCAGGACGAGAAAGCAAAAGATAGTATCATATCGATTGTTAAGGAGCATTTTTCCTCTGACACTGAGTTAAAAAAAGAACTGAACCTATATCAGTCCTTGACTGAGAGGGATGACTTACATCCTTTTATTGCTGAGAAGATTGTATATGAAGCGAAAAGGCTCCACGAGAAATTGAATCAGGAGCAGATATTCAAAGAGCAGCATGAAGTTATAAGTAAAATAAATAAGATGCTCTCTAAGGATGCTTTTAATGTATTTGTGCCCAGCTATAAGTCCTTGGCTTCAATATATCAAATATTTGACAAAACAACGCCAGTAAAAACAAAAGTTATATTGGAAGGTAAGGTCATAAAGAATTTAATTGCTGGCGAGGAAGCTTTTAATAGCTCAATGCCCCCAGTTGATAATCTTGTATATAATTCGTTTGTCAAGAAATTTAATTCAAAGTATAGTGACAGTTTGTTAGATGAGCAGAAGGAACTGTTGAGTAAATATATTGTTTCTTTCACTGATAATTCCACCGATCTCAAAATGTATTTAAGCGAAGAGGTGATGAGACTTCAAGACATTCTAAGTGAGAGCGCAAAATCAGAGGCCGTAAGGCAGGATGAGCATCTGATGGAAAAGGTACAAAAAGTTCAAGAGATAATAAAGGACTACAAAGGGGCAGCTGTTGATGAGAACCTCGTCGGCCAAATATTAAAAATACAGAAGCTCGTAAAGGAACTTTGAGAAAATGGCGTTAACTATTAAACTAGGAAAAGCAGTTGGTCCCAACGGCGAAGAAAGAGAAGTCCAGATAACGCTTCCTCTCCACGCTAGAAAAACCCTAGATGGTAACATAGCAATATTTGATCATCAAGAGATTGATATTGTGGTCAACCCCGAGAAGAAGACAGTGACAGCTTTTCCAAAAGAAAAGTATACAGATAGGGTATATGACACACAAAATGCTCTTTTTAAATACTTGGTGCGCCGTGGGGTAGTCACCCCAGACAGTATTCAAGGTGCCAAAACCTTTGGTGCTATGCAGGGATCTTTCCCGGATAACGAGGAGATTAGTACACTCCAGGCAGTACTATATAACATCCATAACTTTCTAGAGGTGGAAGGAGATAGATTTTCCACGTATCAAGAATTTGAGGATGAGTTTGAAGATAGGTATACCGATCCTGATGAAGATGAATCAACGGAATTGGGAGAGGTCCCCCAGCACGGCCAGAAGGGGGCAATTCGACCCGGCTATATTTATAGTCCATATGGTATATCTTCAATCTATAGATACGAATAGGTGAGAAATGGATTTAGTTTATTTTATCCTGGCTGCGTATGGGCTTACGCAGATCTTGGTTTATGGCAAAATCTTTCAAGACGTTCGCCCATCCAAAAAAAAGCTTAAAGGCTTCTTTCATTGTCCAATGTGTGTCGGGTTCTGGTCTGGCTCCTTTTTGTTTGGAATAAATGGTTTCACAGAACTATTTACCTTTGAATATTCGCTGGCTAATCTTTTTATTTTAAGTTGGCTCTCTAGCGGAACTTCATATATTTTGACGATGTTGGTGTCGGATAATGGCATTCAACTAGGAGTAAACAAAAATAATGGACAGTAGATGGAAATTACAGCCAGTTCGTCGTTGCAAAAATGGATGTATATCCATGCTGGGGTGAGCCCAGCAATTGGAGAATAAGATGTCAACTTATGTTTTAAGAGAATATTATGAGCTTTGCGAAGGAGGAGTTTGCCAAGACTTCCTGACTGAGGATGAGAAGCGTCGAGTTAGCGAAGGCGTTATGATCTTAACGGGAATGGTTCAGCATGCCGGGCGCTTAAACGGCAACGGAAGAATTTATCCTAGGCCAGTACTCCATCGTGAAATTGAAAAATATCAAACACTTGTGAAAGAGAGGCGTGCTCTTGGGGAACTAGACCACCCGGAGGATAGCGTTATCAACTTAAAGAACGCTTCGCACCTGATCACTGAAATGTGGTGGGATGGCGATAGAGTTATGGCCAAGATGGAGATCCTGAATACGCCATCTGGACAGATCTTGAAGGAACTTGTCAATGGTGGCGTCAAGCTTGGCATTTCTTCTAGGGGGCTGGGTTCTGTTCGCAATGAGTCACGAGGCACTATTGTTGAGGATGATTTTCAACTAATTTGTTTTGATATGGTATCAGAGCCGTCTACCCCTAACGCTTTTATGTTGAGAGAGCATCGGGAAAAATTACAGAACCAGGATGAGAGTATATACTCTTTATTAGATAGTATTATTAACCATGAAGCAAAATGAATTAAAAAAGGCCCTCAAGCCATTAATTAAACAATGTATTAAAGAGGTAATCTTTGAAGAAGGTGCCCTGTCAACTATTATTAGTGAGGTGGTAAAGAGCACGGCCAATCAGTCTTTTTTGATGGAAAACAGCGAAAAAGCCAAGGAATCCCCTCCTCGGAGGAGTGGTGTTGAAGAAGGGAAGAGGCTAGAGGAAAAGCGTAGCCAACTTCAAGAAACACGAAAAAAGATGTTAGACGCCATTGGCCATGACTCTTTAAACGGTATTAACATATTTGAAGGGACAGAACCTCTCAGTAAGGGTGGAAACCCTGGAAGCTCTGGTGTCGCCTCCCCGCTGGAGAATTTTGCACCGGGGGACCCAGGCGTTGATATTAGTAATCTTTTTAGATCTAAATGGAAGGATATGGTATAGACATGGGAAAACCAATTAATGTAGAGACTGTTGTTAGAAAAGGCGAGCCTATTGAAAAAGCAATCAAGCGCTTTATGCGAAAGGTAAAGAAGGAGAAGGTGATTGAAGAATTCTTAGAAAGAAGATTCTTTGAAAAACCTTCAGCCAAAAGAAATAAGAAGAACATTCGTATAAGACGTAAGAATGCACAGTTAAAAAAACAATACAAAGAACTGGAGAATAGATAACAATGCCAAACAATTTTAAATATAAGTCAGGGCTATCAAGCATGGGGGCATATCAGGTTAGTGCTATTCCATATGCCACTTCTTCTATAACTGTACCTGAACTCGGGGATGACCCCCTGGAGATCACTTTTCCAAGAATTACAAAGTTTATTACAGTAAGAAACACAATACCAACAGCGTCAGCACCTGCGCCAATGAGAGTTGGTTTTGCTAGCGTTGGTACATCTGGCTCCGTCGCAGTCAATCAAAATTATTTTGTTTTGGCGAATGGAGAGTCGTACACCGGTGAATGGAGAGTAGCAAGTATTTATCTAGTTGGTGACACCGTAGGGGTCGGGTCAACGGGATCGGTCATAGCTGGTGTCACCACCGTCGATACAGAGGAGCTAACAGGTACGTATAATAACTGGACGGGCTCCGCAGGCGTGGGTTAGTACACATTAGATGCTTTTTTAACCGTGAGCTACTATTTATTGAGAGTCATTGTCCAAAGGAGTGTATATAATGTCTTCAATGTTAGAACAAGCTATTATTGACGCCACGGCTTTAAAAGAAGCTGCGGTTAAAAATGCTGAGTCAGAAATCCTTGAAAAATATTCTCAAGAGATCAAGCAGGCAGTTAATTCTCTTCTAGAGCAAGTAGAAGACGATATCGACCTGGGACTAGAATCTGATGCCCCCACGGGTCCAGACGATCAACAATTTTTAGAGCAATTTCCCAACGCTGCCACCTCTGGTGCCAACTTTGGCAATCAGCCAATTGATAGCGAGCTGGTCGAAATTGATTTTGATCAACTAGTTGCTGAGGGTGTACAACTCGACGAGGAAGAGGATATTGAAGAGGGCCTCGCCACCGACGTTGTTAAAGGCGCCGCCAAAATGGCCACCGGCGCAGTCATTGACGCCATTGGAAGCCGTGACGATGACGAGGAAGAAGAACTTGAAGAAACAATTGATATCTCTGAGGATGATCTTGCTGGGCTTATCGAAGAGTTTGTGTTTAGCGCTAGCGGCCCTTCTCCGAATGGCTACGCCAGCGCTCCAACTTCTGAGATTGAAGAGGATCAAGAGATTCAAAGAGTTAGAGAAGAAATGGAAGAGAAGGAATCCCAGAACGAGGATTTAAAAGAAAAACTCGACCAATTTGCAAAACAAAGCAATAAATTTAAAAGAATTATTTTGGAGCTTAAGGATAAGCTTGACGAAGTCTCACTTGAC